GAAGTTATGCCTGAGATTAATTCCGACACGGATGATCCGAAGGAGTTAAAGAAGAAGAAAGCAAAGAAACAGAAAGAGGTGAAGCAGAAGGTAGCAACAGAATCTTATGATAAAAAGAAAGCAAAGAAAGCAAAGAAAGACCACGATGGAGATGGTAAAGTAGAATCAGGCAAGGCAGAGTACTTTGGTTCTAAGGACAAAGCCATCAAGAAAGCGATGAAGAAAGAAGATTCTACCTATGGATATGATAAGAAAGGTAATTCTTTAAATCCTAAGGATATAATGAAGAAGAAGGCAAAGAAACGTTTGCTTCCTAAGATGAAAGAATCGATTGCAATGGAGGCAACACTAGCTACCGCAAGGAAAAATATAGGTAAGGATCCCAAGAAGGCATCTTGTTGGAAAGGATATAAGGCAACAGGAACAAAGATGAAGGGAGGTAAATCCGTACCCGACTGTAAGCCTAAATAAATCTAACTTGCTATATTTGAAATGATTAATTTTTTAATGCCTATCGCTATCAGCATCATTAACAAGGCTATCGATAGAATTCCAGAGGATCTAGATTCAGTAATAAAAGATTTTGTTATTAAGATTCTGAAGAAGGCAGCTGCTAAGACCGACAACAAAGTTGATGACGAACTTGTTGCAGCAGTATCTAAAGCACTACTAGACTCATAATAAAAGTTTTATAAATAGACACAGACAATAGTTTGTGTATTGCAATGGCAGAAGATCGTAACGATTGGGTACCTAAGTTCGACCTAAAGACGGACGGACACACAATTACCCAAGTGCCTCAATCTGATGGTACCATAAAATATTTCCAAGGGAACTATGACGAGAAAGGTGAAATCGATCGAGTCAGAGTAAACTCTCCAGGAAAATATCTTAAGACTCCTACAGCCCAGATTAAGGACAGTAATGGAGATGATGTGGATCATAGAGGAGCTCTATTTCAAGTAACTCTTGACAAGCACGGTGGGATATACGATGTCCACATCCCTATTGGAAAAGCAGGTTCTGGATTTGATGATGAATCAAATAAAGAATATAAATTAGAACTGACTACAGCAACTGCATCTGATACTGTTGAAAAGGCTGACGTTGATGTCATTCTTAAGACAGGACAATGGGTTGATGTAGACCAGTCAGAGGCTGATCGTGTAAATAAACTAGCAACTGACGAAGTAAGAGCAGCAGTAGCAATGGCGAAACCTGCATTACACAACCAAAAACTTGCTGTAGCTAACGCTACTGGTAATGTTGAAGGTTATAGGATTAGATAAATACTAACAAACAGGTAACAAAACAATGTCACTTTACGGAGATACTGACAGTAACGCCAATAAGACTAAGGTTGCAACTACCGTCGTAGCAGACGCTAGTGGTTCTACTGTTGTCTTCGTTGACGAAACTGAAGCAGCACTTAGTGAGAACCAAGAGCGTGGACTCACTGGACCAGGTTGGTGGAACTACATCACCTATACAGATACTGCTGGTAACACACGCTATAAATCAGAATGTCTGGTTCCTCTAACAGATCCAGAAGCAAACGCTGACGAGACACAGAGTGATGATAGTGTAGTAGCTGACGCAGCATCTGCAATCACATTCAGTCAAGATCTAGTAGCACTAACAGGTCTTAGTGACCCCGTTACTACTAGTGCACTTACAGTTACTGCTGCATCAAGTGACTCATCAGCACTTAGCACACAGTGGCAACGTAAGACTGCAACAGGACTTCGTTGGATTAACATCACATCTTCACTAGACGGTGGAGTATATGGTAACACTGGAGCAGCTACTGGTGTAACTTCAGGAGCAGCAACAGCACTCACAATTACCGCAGGTACTAAAGCAGCACTTGACGGATATGAGTTTCGTGTTAAAATAACATCGGCTGGTGGTGCTGAAGAAGTAACTTCTGCATACAAGTCAATTACATTCGCATAATCTTGATGAGGGATGAAATTTGAATTTCTAAATGATGACAACTTCCTTCTATTCGCTTCTAAAAACTACGAAAATCCTCAAGGAATAACTTACGACGACTTCCTTGAGGATTTGAAGCGTTTTAAATATATAAAACGATTGTTGAAGAGATATGAGAAGTCAGGAGAGTTAAAGACTCACCTAATTCTTAACCATATTATAGTGTTACAGAATGTATTTGGTGAAGCATCTACCCCAATGCTCTTTCATAAGATTGATGCAAAGTATTGGAGTATGTTAAAGTCGTTTCTTAAGTATCTCAATTACCTCCCTGAGGAACTTGACGATCCTTACTTAGATACATATACCTTAGAAGAACTCATACTGCTATGAATGAGGACGCACCAATCAATTCAGCTGGAGACGGTAGCCAGATTGCTCTGCCACCCACTCACGTTATAGTTGGAAAAAAGAACCGTTCTAAATATAAGAAGAACAACGCAAAATACGACGGTCGTACAAAGGCTGGTCGTAAATTGGTCTCACGTATTATGTCAGGTCGCAACAAAAAAATGTCTGAAGAATCTAAAAAAATTACTGAAGCCGCAACTGAGACCGAAAGAGCTCAGAAGCAAATCGCTCAACAAAAGAAGTTGGGTAGACAAAAGGGTCTACAGAAAAAGCGTGACGAAGCTAAGAATAAGATGCAGTCCAAGACTAAGGAAATGGACACTCTTATGAAGGCACGTCTCTCTGACTTTAAGAAGAAGGCATCCGATCAGACAAAGAAATTAAAGAAAGAGTCTGTTGAAGTCGATGTACTTGACACAGCAGTAGCTCTAGTGGATAAGAAGGTTGGTGATGAGCAAGGTTTTGCTGACATCGCAGTGGGTGACAAGACAATGAAGCTTGATACTTATTCTGCTAAGAGAGTAACAGATGTATATGGTAACCTTGATCCTGCTAATCAGATCAAGTTCCGTCAGATGTTGAACTTCTCTCCCGAAACATATCTTAAAGCAGTAGATTTCGCCGTAAAGAATTAATACAATGTCAAACGAGATTAACACAGCCATCTTAGAACGGCTAGAAAAGGTGGTGGTGAATCTCCAGGACAATAGTGTCAAGGTGACTTCGTTATTAGCTGTACATAATGAGAAGTTAGAAAAACAGGATCAAATAGATGGGATACTCTTTCAAAAATTGGAGAGTCTTCATAAGGATCTCACCAGAGAGACAGAAGCAATTAAGAAAGGTTGTGAAAGGGATATCAGACAAGTTGATGAACGTCTTCGAGCAATGGAAAAGAAGATGTGGTCTATTTTTGGTGCTCTTGCTGTTATATCTTTCATCGTTAGCGTACCAGGCCAAGTGGTATTGAGAAACTTCTTGACAAATCAGCAAGCAGCTGCTACCCTTGAGGTCTATGAATTACCTAGATCTTCAGTACGTCGCACAGCTATCAGCTAGGCTACAAAACTTTAGTACTAAAAAATCAGGTCTCTATAATTTCAGGTGTCCTTACTGCGGTGACTCTGCCAAGCGGAAGTCAAAAGCAAGGGGATACCTTTTTAGTACTAAGACAGGACTTGTCTTCAAGTGCCACAATTGTGGTGTCTCGAAGGCATTTTTTAATTTCCTACAGGATCAAGACAAGGTTTTGTGGGAGCAATATAACTTAGAAAAATTTAAGGAATCATCTGGTTCACGCAAACGTCAGGTGGTGACTCCTAAGTTTAAAAAACCTGTCTTTAAAAAGAGGAAAACCGTAAATTTACCACGTGTTTCTGAGCTAAATAGAGGGCACCCTGCAAGGGAATACTTAGAGCGAAGAGAGATACCAGACTTATCAAAGTTTTATTATGCTGAGAAGTTTAAAGAGTGGACTAACACTCTAAAACCAACGTATCAGAGTAGTGATAGTGAGGAGTCTCGTATCATTATTCCTTTGTTAGATGAGAACGGTAATTTGTTTGGCTACCAAGGTAGATCCTTGGATCCAAAAGATAAACTACGTTACGTTACAGTAATGTTAGAAGAAGATGTACCCAAAGTATATGGATTAAGTGATGTTGACAAAACTAAAACAGTATATGTCCTTGAAGGACCGTTGGACGCAGCTTTCATTCCACAAGCAATTGCTATGTGTGGAGCTGACGTTCATCTCGGTAGTAGGGGGATTAGCGATACTGTGTGGATCTATGATAACGAACCACGTAACTCCCAGATCGTCGGACGTATGGGAAAAACCATCTCCTCAGGAGACGGAATTGTCATATGGCCCTCAACTATTAAACAAAAAGATATCAATGATATGATATTAGCTAGACATAATGTCCTTGACGTGATAGAATCAAATACGTATAAAGGACTCGAAGCAACCGTAAAACTATCTGAATGGAAAAGATGCAAGTAGTAAAGCGAAGAGGTAAAGTCGAAGAACTTGACCTCAATAAGGTACATAATATGGTGGAAGAGGCTTGTGAAGGTCTTACAGGTGTATCCGCATCTCAGGTTGAGATACAATCCAACCTACAATTCCACGACAACATCAAAACTGAGGACATACAGGAGATTTTGATCAGATCTGCAAGTGATTTGATTGATCTTGAGCATCCTAACTATCAGTTTGTTGCTGCTAGATTACTCTGCGTGCAACTACGTAAGAAACTATGGGGTCGTAATCGTATACCACCTCATATTAAGGATCATCTATACAAAGGTGCAGAGATGGGCATCTATGACCCTAACCTGTGGGGTAGTTACAACGATGTTGAATGGGATAGGATTAATAACTACATAGATTATGACAGGGATAACCAGTTTACATACGCTGGTCTTCGACAGGTAACAGACAAGTACTTAGTACAAGATAGAAGTACAGGAGAGATCTTTGAGTCTCCGCAACAAATGTACATATTGATTGCGGCTACAATCTTTTCGATGTATCCTCTTGAAACTAGATTAACATACGTTAAAAATTACTACGATGCAATCTCCAAACACCAACTCAACCTCCCAACGCCCATTATGGCAGGAGTCAGAACCCCCATTCGCCAATTTGCAAGTTGTGTTCTGGTTGATCTTGATGACACCCTCGATAGTATCTTTACTGGCGATATGGCTATTGGCAAGTATGTCGCTCAAAGGGCAGGTATTGGTATCAACGCAGGTCGCATCAGGGGCATCAACAGTAAAATCAGGGGTGGAGAAGTTCAACACACAGGTGTTATTCCCTTCCTTAAAAAACTTGAGTCAACTGTCAGATGCTGTACTCAAAACGGCATCAGAGGAGGGTCAGCTACTGTCCACTTTCCTATCTTCCATCAGGAAATCGAAGACATCCTCGTCCTCAAAAACAACAAAGGAACAGAAGACAACCGAGTCAGAAAACTCGACTACTCTATCCAGTTAAGCAAGATATTCTATCAAAGATTCATTGATAATGAGGACATTACACTGTTCTCACCACACGATGTACCAGAAGTATATGAGGAGTTCGGAGGACCATCCTTCGATAACCTATATTTGGAGGCAGAGAAGGATCTTAGCATCCCTAGGAAGACTATTGGAGCACAAGAACTCATCCTTGCCCTACTAAAGGAGAGGGCAGAAACTGGAAGGATTTATATTATGAATATTGACCACTGCAATAGTCATAGTTCCTTCCAGACACCAATTAAGATGAGTAATCTCTGTCAAGAGATCACTCTACCTACAGATCCATTACAACATATTGATGGTAGTGGAGAAATTGCTTTATGTATTCTATCTGCTGTTAACCTAAGCAAACTTAAGTCTTGGGATCAACTTCGGAGACTGTGTGATCTGTCTGTACGCTCTCTTGATGTACTAATTGACTATCAAGAGTATCCTGTAAAGGCAGCAGAGAGTGCTACAAAGGCACGTCGGTCGCTAGGGGTAGGATTCATTGGTTTAGCACATTATCTTGCTAAATTAGGGTTCAAATATGACAGTTGGCAAGCACGCAAGTCTGTCCACATACTGTCAGAGAAGTTTCAGTACTACTTACTAGAGGCATCTAACCAATTAGCTAAGGAATATGGTGCTTGTTCAGCATTTGACTCGACTAAGTATGCTGCAAAGCAAACGCCACTTGATCATTACAAGACTGACATTGATGAGTTTTGTATAGATGGTACCAATGCTAAGTTTGAACTGACTGAGGACTGGAATACACTTGCAGAAAGCATATGGAACTATGGATTACGTAATTCTACCCTTACTGCACAGATGCCTTCCGAGTCTAGCAGTGTTGTGTGTGGTACTACTAATGGTATCGAACCACCACGTGACTATCTCTCTGTTAAGAAGAGTAAGAAGGGTGTCCTCAAGCAGATAGTGCCTCAGTACGTGGCACATAAGAAGGATTATACATTGTTATGGGATCAGGACAGCAACGATGGCTACATCAAAATTGTTGCTATAATGCAGAAGTTCTTTGACCAAGCAATTAGTGGTAACTGGTCTTATAATCCCCTTAATTATGAGGGTAATGAGGTGCCAGTGTCTGTTATGGCAGAGGATCTTTTAAAGACCTATCGGTATGGATGGAAGACTTCTTATTATCAGAATACATATGATAATAAGCAAGACTTTGATGAACCTGCACACCCAGTAGGGTGGAAGGATGACATCCCTGTGGATGATTTGTTAGAGCAAATAGAAAACACTACCGAGGAGGAACCCTGTGACGGCTGCACCATCTGAGATCGACGGAATGACTGTTTTTAACACTCACAAAGTTGATGCCACAAAACAACCTATGTTTTTTGGTGCACCTCTAGGGGTACAAAGGTATGATCAACAAAAGTATCCAGTATTCGAGAAACTTACTCAACAAATGCTCTCCTATTTTTGGAGACCAGAAGAAGTTTCGCTCCAAAAAGACCGTTCGGATTACCAAACTCTTAACGACACACAAAAGCACATCTTTACCTCGAATCTCAAGTACCAGATCCTCTTGGACTCTGTACAAGGTCGTGGTCCTGGTATGGCTTTTGGTCCTTACTGTTCTCTACCTGAGTTAGAGTCAGCAATGACTATATGGGAGTGTATGGAGATGATTCATAGTCGTTCCTACACCTATATAATTAAGAACGTGTATCCAGATCCCAGTGAGGTACTGGATCATATTGTAGATAACCAAAAGATTCTCGATCGAGCCAAGTCTGTAACCGCAGCTTATGATGACTTCCTCAATGCAGCAGCAGAGTGGGGGCAAAGTAACCTATGGAAACCTGGTTGGAAAGACCACATTAATTCTGAATGGAGTAGCAAGGATCTTAAAAGAAAACTTTACCGTGCGGTAGCCAATGTCAACATCCTCGAAGGTATCCGATTTTATGTCTCGTTTGCGTGCTCTTTCGCATTTGCGGAACTCAAGCTTATGGAAGGATCCGCTAAAATTATCTCTTTCATCGCCAGAGATGAAAACCAGCATCTTGTCCTCACTCAACATATTATCAAGAAGTGGCAAGAAGGAGACGACCCAGAAATGAAGGAGATCGTTGAGGAAGAAAAGGAAAATACCATTGAGATGTTTAAAAAATGTGTAGAAGAAGAGAAGGAATGGGCACAGTATCTCTTCAAAGATGGTTCAATCCTTGGTCTCAACGATCGCTTGCTGTCTCAGTACGTAGAATGGATAGCTAATAAAAGAATGCACGCTCTTGGATTTGATCCTATATATGATCAGTCCTTGAGGAATAATCCCTTGCCTTGGACTCAACATTGGATCAGTTCAAAGGGATTACAAGTAGCACCTCAGGAAACTGAAGTTGAATCCTATCTTATTGGAGGTCTTAAACAGGATGTTAAGAAAGATACTTTCTCTGGTTTCAAACTATGACCCAAAATACAGGACAAGAACCGTCCGAAGGTTGGCGAGAGGAGTACCGAGGGATGAAAGCACTAGGGAAATACCAGAGCGAGCTTATAGAAAATGGACCGAAGTCCCTAGCTCAGAGTTGGATGATGCAAGCTATGTACAACGACTGGAAGAAGAAGAAAGGAATCGTAGATCCAGAACCACCAGACTGCCAGAGCAGTATGAAGGAATGGGAAGAATCAATCAAGAAATACCAGACCCCTGGTGGGACTGAATAAATAGGAGTAGAGATATTAAAATTATGAAATGGTTGACGAAAGAGTTTATGAAAACCCCTGGCTATATGAGGGTGAACCTTTCACTTCTAATGATATTGGCGACTTCTTCGGTTTTGTCTACAACATTACTAATAGGAAGACAGGTAAACAATACATCGGTAGAAAATACTTTTGGCAGAAGAGAAAGCCTAGAGGTGGAGGTAGACGGGTTACGAGTGAGTCTAACTGGAAAAAGTACTACGGAAGTTGTCCAGAACTTAGCAGAGATATTAGTGATCTTGGACACGATTCTTTTGAAAGAACAATACTATCCCTCCATACCACAGGAGGAAGGACGAATTATGAAGAGACCAGACAGCTCTTCAGGTGTGATGTTCTTACAGAGTCCTTGACAGATGGGACACCTGCCTATTATAATAGCAATATTCT